TCCCATTCTTCCCACCATTCTTCCCACCCTTCTTCCCATTCTTCCCATTCTTCCCACCGTTCTTCCCATTCTTCCCATTCTTCCCATTCTTCCCACCGTTCTTCCCATTCTTCCCATTCTTCCCACCGTACTTCGTACCACCATTCTTCCCACCGTTCTTCCCATTCTTCCCATTCTTCCCACCGTACTTCGTACCACCATTCTTCCCACCATTCTTCCCATTCTTCCCATCGTTTACAGGTTCTTCACTAACCTATTGCCCGACACTGGGTCGTAACGTACCGACATCTGGATATCCAGGAAACTGCCCAGGTATGAGATTCGATGAAGACTCTTTACAAAATGGAGGAGAAATTCCAGGATCTCAAGTTTGGTAAAATAAAAATATAAAAGTTATACCACATCAATAATATGGTGTGGTATAATTTTTATATAGTGTTTTTTTGATGCAAGGGAGTAATTATGAATATTTATGATGAAAATTCTAATCCATGGTTTACAAAAGATAGATCAGAAACAGCATCTAATAGAATGAATATAAAAACAATATCAAACAATATCATTGTTGAAAATCCAGGATTAGGCTTAAATGTATATAGAAATGTTTTCTCAAAAGAAGATTCTGAAAGATATATATCTATACTTGAGTCAAACTTAGGTGGTAACGGCAAATATGTTTGGTCAGAGGCTCAGGTAACAAACTCAAATACGCCAATTAAAAGAGCAAGGGATTGTGTTGATTTTAAATATAAGCAAGAAAATTTAGGTCCAAGAGATGAGCATAACGCAGAACTTATTGATCTACATCAAGAGATATATGAAAAGTTAAAATTTTGTGTAGATGATTATGCTAGGTATTGGGGCATTAATGTTATTTATTATGAAGCCTTTAACTTTGTAAAGTATGAGGGCGAGGGCAAACACTTCAATATTCACGCAGATCATGGTCCAGCATATAATGCTACTGTTTCTGCAGTTATATATATTAACGACGACTACGAGGGCGGAGAGATACAATTTCCAAGACTAGATGGCTATACTCTTACCCCAAAGGTTGGAGATATTGCTATCTTTCCATCTAACTACATTTATGAGCATGCATCTTTGCCAATGAAAAGCGGTACAAAGTATTGCGTAGTTATTATGACTGACATTAATGAGTTAGGTCATAAACATGTCGTTTAATCTTGCTATATTTAAATCATACAGGCCGTGGCTTAATAAAGAAAGTGCATCTGTTCCAGTGCCAACACAAGATGTTATACCACAATGGTATAAAGAAGCAGATAGATTTGCAAAAAATCCTTTTACAAATGAATATTATAAGGCACCTAAAGAGGTTTGTCCTTTTCCAAAAGAAGGCACTGTAGACGACTACGGAAAGATTCCTACATGGAAAGCATGTCCAGCAATAATGGATGCTTTTATGACTGGGTATGTTTTCAAAACTCCTTGTGACATAACATTTTTTAAAGATAGTCGTGGCGTAATTAGTGTTAAGGTTAGTGACCCAAGATGTAATGATTTTGTAAGTTATAGACCACCCATGCCACAGTTTGAACACCCTAAAGGATTTTATAAAGATCATTTTGCATGGATGCCAGATTGGGGATTAGAATTACCAGAAGGATATAGTGCTTTATTTATGACCCCAATGAATAGGTTTGATTTACCATTTATAAATACAACTGGAGTTGTTGATTCAGATAAGGTCGGTATTTTAGGAAGTTTTCCATTTTTCATAGCAGAAGGTTGGGAAGGAACAATACCTGCAGGCACTCCATTTTTACAGGTATTGCCATTTAAAAGGGAAAACTGGGAGCATAATATTGAAATTTTAGATCAGTCAAAGATATATGCTAAAATGGTAGATAACGCAAACTTTTATCGTCAACCAGATGGCGGGGTATATAAAAGTAAAATATGGACAAGAAGAGAGTATAAATAGGAGCAACACATGAAAACATGGACAAGTAAAGAAAATCTTGGTAGCGGTATAACTTGCTATAGAGGTGTTATAAATAAAGATATAGACACCATTAATAGATTAGAAAATATATTAGGAGAAGTTGCTCCATATGGCGAACTTTCTCCAGACGGGAAAAGATATCATTGGAACCCAGCATATGTTGGATATCAGCAACTTATGCCAGAGTATAGAGATTGTGTGGATTTTAAGTTTAAAAAAACTGATATCGAAAGTGATACCTCTGAAGAGTCTTTAAAATTACAGGCATTGTGGCAAGATATTTATGATGTTCAGTTTCCAGCAGTAGAAGATTATAGAAGAGACTATAACATTATGGATTTAAAGTATTGGGAGGCGTTTAACTTTATAAAGTATGGTCCAGGACAACACTTTCAAGAGCACCATGATCATGGATTTTCGTACAATTGTACAGTCTCACTTGTAGCATATGTTAATGATGACTACGATGGAGGAGAGTTGTTTTTTAGATTACAAAATTTAAATATAAAACCTCAAGCAGGAGATCTTTATATTTTCCCTTCAAACTATATGTATCCTCATAGAGCAATGCCAGTACACTCTGGAACAAAGTATTCTATAGTGACTATGCTAGACTACAGTGGTAAATATCATACTCCAGATATGTATGATCCAAAGTGGGCAAATGAGTAATGTTTAATATTAAGGTAGAAAAAACTCCAGATTCAATTTTTAATATAAATCCAATGTCTATAAAAAGAGATTGGATGGACGATACATCAGAGAAACATGCATATAGGTGTTTTCCAGTAACACAGGCAAATGTAATAGGCTGGAATCTTTCTTGTACAGAAGATATAATTTTTATGTGGGATGGCATTAATGATCAAACCGATCAGCATGTTCAGATTACAAGTCCAAAAGGCTCTTATGGGGGAAGAGGTCAGTCTTCTATAAGCCTAAATACTGGATTAATTTTTAGAACAGATAAAGATGTTAGTTTATGGACAATCAATCCAGTTAACTACTTTAATGATGATTTTGAAACTTTATCTAATTTAATAAGTACTTCATTTTATGATAATCCATTACCTTTAGCAATTAAGGCTAGACGAGCAAATGAAGAAGTAATTATTAAATCAGGAACCCCAATTGCTACAATTATACCAATATCTCTGGCTAATCTTAATAATACTTCAATTGAAATATTTGATTATTCTGATTTAGATCAATCAAGAAATAAAGCAAACATGGAATATGGAAAAGCAGCACAGGTAGTAAATTCTTCAGGTCAATGGACTGATTGGTACAGAGATGCTGTAAATGAAAAAGGTGAGTCTCTAGGATCTCACGAAGTAAAAACATTGAGGCTATCTGTAAAAGATAATAGGATACGGTGATATAATATTATGATGATGCCAGAAGAAGCAGTTACTGTAGTAAGAAAGCCATCCATAACTCCATCAGGATTTTTTGGTAGCGGTCCAGAAAATATAATTGAATTAGAAAATTTTATGACTGAAGAAGAGGTTAATTTTTTAGATAAAGCAGCAAGAAGCATCACTGTTTGGGATGTAACGCAAAGTCATAGAAATGAAAATGGAACAATAATTTATGATGCTGGGTTTTGGAAGGATAGGGTTGCAAGTGCACCGTCTTTAAATGAAAATGATCCAAGAATTGTTCCTGTTATCGTAGGTCTGTTTAATAGACTACAGCCAATTATCGAAGACTTTTTTAAAGTAAAAGTTCGTCCGACTGGACAAACAATTGTAAAGTGGAACCCAGGTCAGTTCCAAATGCCACATGCAGATAAAGAGTTGCATCAAGGAAAAGATGCTGGATTGCCAAATGACTTTCCTAATTATGATATAGCAAGTTTGTTCTATATTAATGACGATTATGAGGGCGGTGAATTATACTTTCCACATCAAAAAATTCAATTTAAGCCAAAAAGAGGATCGGCATATTTTTTCCCAGGCGATATGAACTATGTGCATGGAGTTACTGAGGTGCAGAAATCAATGAGATACACCTGTCCATTTTTTTGGGAAATTTTAGAGCATACTGGAGAAGTTAAGCCAGATTTTTCTAAAAAGTATAATAGAATTTTCCCTACAGATGAAGAAATATCTAGTTGGGATCCTAGAAGAGGTATAAAAAAATGAATTTAACTAATAAAAATAGAATAACAAAAGATATAGTTATTTACGAAAATTTTATTGATAAGGATGTTGCTGCTAAGTTAGTCAATGTTTTAGACAAGCATGCAAAATTAGGCACAATTAACTGGATGCCAATATCATTCTACGAATCATATTCTTCGGTTTTGCCACAAGATGACGATGAGCATGTTATTGCAGAAGGTTTGCCTGCAGATATATTTTCACAAATGAAGCAAGGCATTATTGAGGCAGTTGCAAGTGTTCATGACCTTGACCCAAAGATAATTTCTCAAATTGGATACCATACTCAAAAATGGGAGCCAGGCGCTTATGCAAGAAAACATTCTGATAATACAGATGAGCACGGAAAATCTGGAGCATTTACAAGAAGTAGATATGCTGCGTTTTTATATCTAAACGATAATTTTGAGGGCGGATTATTACAATTTCCAGATCAAGACATAACAATACAGCCTAAAGTTGGAATGCTTGCCGCATTTGACGGTGGATTTAATAATATGCATGAAGTAACCCTAATCACTAGCGGGGTTAGATATACAATAGGTTCATTCTGGGATGATCGTGAAGAAGATGCATACCCACAAGAACTCAGAGATGCCTGGGCTAAAGAGATGGAAGAAACCAGAGCATATCAAGAAAAAGAAAGAGCAGAATGGCAGAGTCTTTTAAAAGAAGGATATAAGATAGATATAAATGGAAATAAGTATAGAGTTGAGGATAGTCTAAATGATTGAAAACTTAAAATCAATACTCAAACAAAATAATATTCAATTTGATGAAATTACTGATGAACTAATTTCTATAGACAACTACTTAACCGATGAAGAATTAGATTTTATATGGGATAAAATAAACTCATCTGTTCAGGCTGACTGGGAAATTGAATACATGTCAAATTTAAAAAATTTCTGCATGGAAAAATTTGGTAGAGATGATGTAGATAATTTAGTTGCAGAGGGAAAGTTTGAAATTACTCAAAATTGGTATGACAAAAACCTAAATATTAGTCATTATCCAGAATATAGAATATTTTACGAACGTCTAAACTCTATGATAAGAGAGTCTGATAAAGATTTAGAATTAAGCGGATTTGCAACAATACAAAGAATGCAGCCTGGAGTTGAACTAAAATCTCATACAGATCAGCATACTGATCCATCAATTAAGTATGCAGCAATTTTATATATTAATGATGACTATAAAAAAGGTGAGTTATTCTTTAAAAATCTTAATCTAAAGTTACGGCCAAATCCTAAATGCTTATTGATTTTTCCAGGAAACGAAAAATATGAGCATGGAGTAGAGCATGTTGCTGAAGGTCCAATACGGTATGTTCTTGTCGGTTTTATAAAAGAAGTAGGTCACTACATAAGAAATAGGTATTAAAGGAGACAATGTGAAAAGAGAGATACTAGATCCAAAAGTATATTATTATACAGACGCTATTGATAATTTTGATGTGTTTGAGCAAACACTAAAAGAATTAGATAATATTGAATATAAAAATGATTTTAATGTAAACATTTGGAATCCTTGGACATCGTCTAATGATAAAAATTTTATTTATGGAGAAACTAAAACTTTTGATCTTAATGCAATCAATAGTATTAAAAATGAAGTAGGAGAAAAAAGCAAATATATATATGATGCGGTAATGAATACCTTTTATAATGTTTGCAAAGATTATGCAGAATCTCTAGGAGATTTTGACGAACCAAGACTTTTCCCAACATTTAATATTAAAAAATACTATAGCGGTATGGCAATGGGTGCACATTTTGATCAACTAGATGGAGATAAAACTTTAAGATATTCTCTAGTTATGTATTTAAATGATGACTGCGAAGGCGGAGAAATATCTTTTCAATTAAAAGATTATGATGGTGGTTGGAATAGCCAAGATGGGTGGGTGCGTGGAGCACCAGCAGTAGACTTAGATTATGATTTAGCAGTTGCAAATAAAAGTATAGATTTTGGTGTTAAGCCAAAAGCAAATAGTGTTATTATATTTCCAGCAGATGCTCCCTACTTTCACACAGCACATACAGTCAAATCTGGTGTAAAATATATGGTTCCAGGACATTGGATACATAATAGTATGGAACTTAATCGGCACGAGGGAATGTAGTGAAAGATTTCGATATAGAGAAAATTCATCAAACTATATGGGTTTTTAAAAATGCATTTAAAAATTCAGATAGATTAATTGATTATGTTAATAATAATAAAGAGTGGACTGATTGGTATACCTTTGGCACTAAGGCTCAAGTCACTGGATTTATATATAGGTTTAATAACTTTCCAAGTTTAGAAGAGTGGCAAAATAAAAATACAACTGATGAGGCAAGTAATATAAACTTTAATGATCTTGAAAATGAAATTAATGATTTATTTTATGAGACCACAAAACTTTATGTTGAAGGCAATAATATATCTTTTGATAATTGGATATACCAAGGGTGGGATTTAGCAAAATATAATGCAACGCCAGATTCAGAAGGTGACTATGTTATGATGCATCATACAGACTTTCAGAGAAATGTTGCATATTCTCCAGGAGAAAAATTTGGAATAACGGCAGTATTCTATTTAAATGATAATTATTCTGGTGGCGAGGTAATGTATAGATTTTTAAATGATAAAGATATCAATATAGTTGAAGAAGATTATATGTATAAGCCACAAACAGGAGATATTGTGGTTTTTATGTCAGGTCATCCTCACTACCACGGAGTAAAGATAGTAACTGAGGGAGAAAAGTATATTATAAGGAATTATTGGAGATATGATTATTCAGGGCACCCACTTTGGCTTAAGTTAGAAGAAAAACATGGAAAAGAACTTTGGCAAGAAAAAGAAAAAGAAAGAAAAAAATTTAACGAAAATCCACAAAATATGACAATTATTAATAATATTCCATTTTGGGTTTCTTTTGAAGATTATTACGAAAAAGATATAAAGGATATAGAGATATGAAAACTGCTATTGTTACAGGAGCAAGTAAGGGTGTGGGCTATGCAACAGTTAAACTTTTATCTGAAAATGGCTATAAAGTAATTGCGCTCTCTCGTAACTTAACAAAAATTTCTGAATTAGTATGTGAAAATGTTGAGGTTTATCAATTAGATATAACTCAACCAAATGCAATAAAAGAATTTTATGAAAAATATAAAGATATTACTTTAGATCTTTTGGTTAATAATGCAGGAGGCGGTTCAGGCCCAACTAATATAATAAAAGAAACAATGGATAACTTTAGAATCGCATATGAAATAAATGTATCTGGACCAATGTATCTTTCTCAACTTTTTGTTCAGTCAATGCAAAAGTCCAAGTCTCCAACTATTATTTTTGTCAGTTCTCTTGGAGGAAAATTTGCTTATCGTGGTGGCGGAAATTACACTAATGCTAAGAGAGGAATGATGGCTCTTGTGGACACTATGAGGTTAGAATTTCCAGATTACGGAATTAAAGTAACTGAAATTTGTCCAGGAACAATAGATACTCAGTTAGAAAAAAGAGATATTGCTGTAACAGCAGAAGATATAGCAGAATGCATTAGATGGGTTTCAGAACTACCAAGTCATGTTAATATAAATCATATAGAGATAAACCATTTGCTTAGTGGCAAATACTAACCGTAAACTATAACTTAAGGTAGAGTTTTGTTTTTTACAAAACTCTGCTATACTTAGCATCTAACAGTTTTTAAATAGGAGAAATACATGTCAGATTTTTTTAGTTTTCGTTTGTCCGAAGAGTTCATAAGTGAGTATAAAACAAAGGAACCTCCATTTGGTTTTGCAGATGCAGGTGGTAATTCATTAGGAGAGATTACATTTATTCGTACCTATTCCCGAATGAAGGAAGACGGAACTAAAGAAAGATGGTATGAGGTTTGTCGTCGAGTAATCGAGGGTATGTATTCTGCACAGAAGAATCACGCAAAAGAAAACAGACTACCATGGAACGATTATAAGGCTCAATCATCTGCCAAGGAAGCCTTTGATAGATTGTTTAATCTAAAGTGGACCCCACCAGGACGAGGCCTATGGTCTTTTGGCACGGGACTTACAATGGAAAAGAAAAACTCTGCAGCACTACAAAACTGCGCTATGGTATCTACAAAAGACATTGATAGAAACGATCCAGGTCAACTATTTGGCTGGGTCATGGATGCTCTAATGATGGGTGTAGGTGTAGGGTTTGATACTTTGGGCGGGGAGAAAAAACTTTCTATTTACAGTCCAACAGAACCACCACAAGTATATGAAATTCCAGATACTCGTGAGGGTTGGGTAGAATCTGTTAGATTATTAATTAATTCATTTTTAAAGCCTAATATGTATATTCAGGAGTTTAACTATGACCTTATTCGCCCTCTAGGAGCACCTATTAAGGGTTTTGGAGGCACAGCAAGCGGTCCTGCACCACTTATCCAGTTGCATAAGCAGATAAGGGCTGTAATCGGCGGGAGAGCAGGAGAGACCCTTGATTCAAGAGCAATAGTAGATATTGTTAATCTTATTGGCACCTGTGTGGTATCAGGAAATGTTAGAAGATCCGCAACCCTGGCTTTAGGTAATGCTGATGATCAAGACTTTATGAATCTTAAGAATTCTGAGGTTTTTCCAGAAAGAAATTCATTTGATCCAGAAAATCCAGGATGGGCATGGATGTCAAATAATTCGGTTTCTGCGACGGTAGGTACAAAGTACGAAGACTATGTAGACCTTATCGCTAATAACGGAGAACCTGGTTTTATATGGTTAGATGTAGCAAGAAATTATGGGCGTTTAAAAGATCCAGCAGACGGCAAAGATTATCGTGTCATGGGCTTTAACCCCTGTGCTGAACAACCATTGGAATCATATGAACTATGTACCTTAGTTGAAGTACATCTAAATCGCCATGAGTCTAAAGAAGATTTCTTGCGGACATTAAAGTTTGCATATTTGTATGGCAAGACGGTAACACTGATACCAACGCACTGGCAACAGACAAATGGAATTATGCAGCGTAATCGTCGTATTGGTACATCATTGACAGGAATTGCTTCATTTTCAGACAAATTTGGTTTGCCTGTTGTGCGTGAATGGATGGACGAAGGATATGAGACTATTCGTAAATATGATCATTCATATTCTGAGTGGCTATGCGTTCGTGATTCCATTAGAGTCACAACTGTTAAACCATCAGGGTCTGTATCAATTCTTTCTGGCGCAACGCCTGGAGTTCACTGGGC